TTAGCGACACTCGTAGGTCTGCTGTAATAAATACATATAACAATTTATATTTCTGCCACACCTGCGGTAAGGGTGGTAATGCAGTCAGTATTGTCTGCATCATAGAGAACTTGGAGTTTAAGGATGGCCTCAAACGCGCAGTCGAAATTGCTACTGGAAGCGGCGCAGCGATACGCTCAAGAGGTAAGTCCAGAGGTGCTGGTCGCCCTAGCAGAACGTGGGATATCTGAACAGGTAGCTGCACGTTTCCAGTTAGGCACAGTCACTGAACCAATCAACGGTCACGAGATGTATGACGGGTGGATATCTATCCCTTACATCACTGCTGGTGGTGGTTGCGTAGGCTTTAAGTTCCGGCGCATAGATGATGGCAAGCCCAAGTATGGCTCGCCAACAGGACAGAAGGCACACCTATACAACGTATCCGATGTGCTACTTATGTCTCCTTATATTGTTATCTGCGAAGGTGAACTAGATGCAGTAATTGCTAGCGGGATGCTTGGTATTCCAGCAGTTGGAGTACCTGGCGTACAGTCTTGGAAGCCACACTTTCCTAAGCTCTTTAACGGTTACGATACGGTCTATGTTGTCGGTGATAACGACGTCAAGGAAGATGGATCTAACCCCGGTGCAGAGTTTGCTAAGCGTGTCGCTAACGAGATAATTAATTCACAAATTGTTACACTACCTCCAGGATTAGACATCAATGACTACTACTTGGCCTACGGTGCAGATGCAACAAAGGCTTTGCTAGTGGGTGAAACGAAAGGTGAGTAAAGAAGAATGGCAAATGATGCTACAGACTATTCAGCATATGGGCTTCCAGATCCTAGAAGTGGATATGGAAACCGAGACTATCTCGATACGACCTTTACCAACAAGGTAGATCCAGAGTTCATCGTAGATGTATGGCGCATTATGGATGCAGCGGGCAACCTACTGATCCGTAAGCACCACGACTACGGCCCAAAGAATATTGCTGGTTCACCGGGTGGCCCACTCAACGGACTACGTGTGCGTATGTGGGATAAGATAGCCCGTATTAACAATCTAATTGACTCAGAGGTAAGTCCATCTAATGAATCACTTCGTGATAGCTTTCTTGATCTGCTTAATTATAGTGCTATTGCAATGATGGTATTGGATGGCAACTGGCCTGATGAGTAATATCCACCCGATCATTCTTGAGGTAGCACCGTCTGTTTCATACGTTGTCTACCGCAGGTACAAAGCCTTCGTCGAGAAGGATGATATCTATCAAGAGTGTATTGCTTGGGCGATGACTCGCACTGATGACTTCGATGAGATGCTTAACGTTGAAGATGCTGATGAGCGAAAGCATAACGAGCAGAAGATTGCGTGGCGTATGCGTCGTGTAGCAGAACGCTATGCTCGCAAGGAAAAGGCTAACAAGTCCGGCTATCAGACTTCTGATGAGGCGTACTATCAGACCGCTACTCTGGGTCAGCTACTGCCATATGTTATTGCTTCTGTACTTGACGGTACAGTATTAGAGCAAGCACAAGAGATGATTATTGACGGTCAACCTAAAGGTTCTTCTTCTCCAGCAGAAGGCGGTACGCTGCTTGCTAGTCTGATAGATATCAAGAAGGCTTATCTGCTACTAGAACCAGAAGATCAGAACCTATTGCGCTACCGTCATCACGATAGTTATACCTTCAAGCAGATGTCTGCACTCCTTGAGTGCGCTATCTCTACCGCAGATCGTCGCTGTTCAGTAGCCTTGCGTAGATTGCAGGATAACTTGGGCGGTGAGACTCCCTGGAAATGAAAGAGGCAGACCTCTTCGCCTATCTTAAAGGTAGCCTATACCCAGACCTAGTAAAGAGTCCGGGGATCTTTGATAGTTATGATTGCACCAGTGAGAAGGCTGCTCACTATATTGAACTTAAATGCAGACAGACTCACTATCCAACCCTGCTTATCGAAGAGATTAAGTATCGCAAGCTCATCACTCAAGCAGCAGAACGTGATCTTATCCCTTATTACATTAACTCTACTCCACTTGGTATCTATTCCTTTGACCTTATGGATCTACCGGAACCAGAATGGTATACAGAAGTGATGCCAGCGTCTACTGAGTTTGATAACAAAGAAAAGATTTACAAGTTAGTAGGTTACTTAGATATAAACGAGGCGGTAAAGCTATGATCTATTCTTTCAAGTGCGAGTGCGGTAGCACCAGAGATATTGAGCAGTCTATTCACGCTGCTATTGAAGAACCTATGTGTACTGACTGCCACCAGATGATGTCTCGCTGCTGGTCTTCTCCCGCCGTAACCTTTAAGGGTAAGGGATTTTATAGCACCGATAATTAAAGTAGCCCCACCGGAAAGAGGTTAACGGTGAGGCTACTAGAAGCGGCTAGGTGGAAGGCAGTCCTAACCGCAAGGTTTAGATCGTATCACAGATACCTTGTATGATCCATTCTACGACAGGCACAGCGACTGCGTTGCCCATTTGTTTGTAGCGATGAGAGTCTGATTGCTCAGCAGTCCAGTCATCAGGAAAACCCTGCAACCTTTCACACTCTACTGGTGTTAACCGGCGCACGTTGGTTGGTGTAGCAACGCCCGATACATTGTTACCACCTGTACCCATACGCGATGTAAGTGTATTCATTGTGTCCCCTTGTACTCTAGCTCCGTCGTGATAGTGAGGGTGAAAAACAATTACTGTCGTTCGCACATCACCATTATCAAATGCGTTAAGCGTTGGCATTACTCCTCCTTCGATCCAAGTTTCGTAGTCATCTACATTCTGTGCTCGTCTACCCTTTGTGAACCACAAGGTTTTCACTTCCTCCACCGAGATCGCCACCATTGGCACGAAGAGTGCCTACTCCTTCTTTGTATCCACCAAAAGATGATGATGTTACAACCACATTATCTTCAGGTCGCTTGTAAGTAGTAGCCGTAAGTGTTGTTACTCCTGATGTGTACTTAGCGAAGCCTGTCTGACCAAAGCTGCTTGCAGTTTCTCCGGCAAGGTCTTGCCCCGCTTGTTTGCTCGACGTAGTATCCCTTCGCAAGCCTTCTGACTTAAAGAGTATTTCGGCAATGCCTTCGCTAGAAGAACGTCGCCCAACGACGAAGACGCGACGCCGGCGCTGGGGTACTCCGAAGTATTGAGCATCAAGCACCCTCCAGGCAAGAGAATACCCGAGGTCGGCCATCGTCCCGATGACGACTCCAAAATCTTTTCCGTTGTTACTGGATAACAGACCAGGGACGTTTTCGATGACGAAGTATTCTGTCTGCGTTTCTTCCACAAGTCTTGCAATTTCCCAGAATAACCCGCTTCTTTCGCCAGCAAGACCAGCCCTTTTGCCAGCGACGCTGAGGTCTTGGCAGGGAAATCCTCCTGTAATAATTCCTTTGCTTGGGTTAAATCCTGCATTTATTAAATCCTCTCCCTTAACTGTGGTTACATCTGTGAATTGTTTTGCGTCAGGAAAGTGACGCGCTAGTACATCATTACACTTGCTATCTATCTCTACTGAGGCAACGACTTTCACACCGTTACGCTGCATAGCTAGGTCAAAGCCCCCGACTCCTGCAAATAGGCTTACTCCGGTGAGCATTTAGTACCAGCCTTTTCTGTCTGAGTGTCGGAGAGCGCGACACGCGCTTCCTGAATAGCGATGATTAAGGTATCTAAGACCGTGTAAGACTTGGAGTTCAGGTCTGCTACTACGCTCTCTAAGGAGTTGAGCAATTCCGTAAGCTGACGATCCCTGTTGGTTCTTTGCAAGGTGGTCAAACCTTGACTCACGGGTCCATAGGGTGATGAGGCACGATGTTTCTCTCTTCGTATAGCCGAGAGCTCGACTATATTCTCTTGCGATTCGCTTGTTGTTTCGCTTCTCATTCGCTGTCGCCTTCGTCCTCTCGGTTATCTGTGGCACTTTCGATGATAGTTCCTTCTTGCCTGCCTCCGGTGCTAGTAACCACAACAAGGCTAGTGTTACCGTCAATATCAATCCATTTCGCGCCACTCGTGCAGTCATTTACCTTCTCCAATTCTAACAATTCCTTGTATGTTTCGGGGTAGGCTTGTGCCAACCTGGTTAAAGCGCGATCTCTCACCCTTCGATAGTTCCTTTGGCGCACAGCCATACGCTTAGCGCTCTCCACTCTTCTACTTGTCTTGGTCATTAAGTTTATCCTCTATCACTATCAGTGCGTATATGACTACTAATACTACTATTAAACCTGCAAATATCTCCATCAGTTCACCCCCTTTAGCAGTTGATACATCTCGGTTACATCTAGCGGTTGTCCTACCGGCTGAGCGTCTAGATCATCGCTCTCCCACCCTGATACGAGCAACCTAGACCCCTTCGGGGCAAGGTGTAGCCAGGAGATAGCGTCGAAGGCTCTCTCTCCGCCCCACCTAGTTTCACCGTCTGGCTCGATCACTTCATAGAATAACTTCAACCCCGATTTGACGGGGTGAAAGGCTATTACTTTACCTAACTTATCCATTACTCTCCCTCATAACTATCGTCGCACGCCTTGCAAGACTTAGTGTTATCTAAACACCAAGTACATATCAGTTCCTCACTCATTATGCT